AATGAACATGGGAGGAAGATTGTACCCGGCTTGTAATGGAGGCACATTAGAAATGGTTTGGAACGCCGCTTGCATGCTATCAAAGGAAATAAGCTTATCGCTAGGAGTTAAACCATCAGTTACTTTGAATGCCCAAATTGCTTGACGAAGCGTTAAAGGATCAACAACTACATTTCGTTCCTGAGAAGGAGAATAGATTGTTGTACCGGCTTGAAATTGAAGCGTGTTTGCTTTAATGATCTCTTTGATTGGAGTAAAGACTTGCGATTCCAACAAAAGACTCGTACATTGATCCGGACCGTTGGCATTGGCCATGGTAGAATCAAATTCCGACTGCGTTTTATTACCTTTGACAAACTGCCCTTGTCTAGTTTGATTCTGGCCGGAAGCCAAGTTTGCAAAACCAAGTACTTGTCCCAATTCTTGGAAAGCCAACGCACTTTGCTCATCTCTGAAAGGAATTGGGTAGTATGCATCTGAAAGCGGTTTTCCATAAGCTGCCGGCCGAACGGGAATCTTTGCTGCTGGATTATCGCTGTTGATGTGCGCTTCAGATACACGGGACGGGTCATATAAACCTCTATCAGAAATAGAACGCCGGCGAGCTGCCATTGTACTGTTTACTAAAGCAGATGCAATTTGCTGATAAGGAATCGCATTAATTGCAAGACTCTTAGTTTGGTAACCCAGACCGTCCTCAATTGCTTGGCCGCAAACTACTGGAAGTAAATTGTGTGCATTAGTTTGACGCTCAGCGTAGATTAATACTTGATGATTAACAATGATAAATTTCCAAACTTGCGGAGTATTCTCAGACGCAACTCGAATACCAAAATCACTAGGAAGGATACGGGCATAGAGAGTAGTAACTTCGTAGATATTACGATAGTTAATATTGTTTTCTGGTTTCCGCTCTGTAACTCCTGCCCATGCCATCCAATCAAAGGTATTGTAGGATTCAGCCGGTAAGATTGCATTCGGATTAATCTGCGGAATGTAATAAGATTCAATACCGCCGGACCCATTCAAACCACTCCAACCTAAGCCAGATTCAAATGCAGGAATGATGTTGGCAACCATCTTATCAGGCAACTCAGCAATAAATTTCTTCAGTGCGATGCGAGACATAAGTTCTGTGGTACCAGCAAATTCACCCTTTGTATGGAGTTCAGTAGGCTTGACGCGAATATCCCAGAAAGAATTATATGGATCCCAGCGCTTTACTTTGTTACCTTGCCAGATCATTTCTTTTGGACGGCCTTGGGAAGTAGAGAAACCAATGTCAGTTTCAATGGCAGCAGTAACTTGGCGGTCCCAGGTAGTTTCAATAAAGCCAATGTTGTATTTGAAGAGATCAGTAAAGAAGATGAGAAATTGCTGTACCCATCCACCACGAATACTGTTTTCTTCAATAATCGCTTGAATTTGGAGAGCTTGATCCTCAAACATAGGATCGGCCACACAACCAAAGATTGGGTTACCTTGGAGAAATACAGAACATTGATAAACAACAGCCGATCTAACTTGCGGCATAACTACTGGCACTGTGACATTTTGAAACTTCGTCGCATCACCAAGAGCATTGCTAATTCTAGCTTTCCAATTCTCAGCAGTCCAATCTTGCTCGCGCGCGCAAGCTAAATCTACAAAGCGCATTTGATCCCGAATGTTCCATTGGGAATTGATCATGCTGTAAGATTGCCGATGGTATTCAATAATACCTTGTTGAGCAGACTTACTGATATGAATAGCTGTATTAGCTGCCATAAGATTCTCGGTTTGTTAGATGGGTTGTTTACTTGCGGGAAAACGCCGCCCCAATCACTTCATCAATAATGTCCTGCAAACCAGGAACTTTATCTTCAATGAATGGGCGAGTAGTAGCAGGATCAAAAAGAGCGGATGTTGGGAGATCGTAGATGCCAGAAGTTGTAGGAAGAATTTTAGAGATTCCTTCGGTATTAGACAACTCATACATCTTTTGCACTGCGCGCGCCTCTGCTTCTCCACCGGCAGCTAGATAAGTATCAAAGGCTTCATTAGCACCTTTTTCAAGAGTGTAAACTTGCCTGCCATAGTTCTTGTACTTTTGATAGCCAATACTATTTAGGAAATCTTTGTACTTTTCTGGCTCTCGCTCAGCTCTGGCAACATCTACTCCAGTAGGAAGGGAAGCATTAAGAACTTCCTTCATACGCATAAAGTTCTTGTTTGCAGTGGCGCGAGCAAGTTCAAATTCATCTTGATTCTTGGAAAAGTAGCGAGAGTTTGCACCACCTACAAATCCATCCAATTCTTGCACCGCATGTTGAGTTTCATGGAGAAGAACAGAAAGGAATGAATTCTCATCCTTTGCATTCCCTACCATCATATTTCCGCCAGGTGCGTATTGTCCAGTACCGAGAGATTTAGCTCCAACCGGATTTGGTTTCACAAGTACGGCGGATAATTCAGGCGCTTCAGAAAAAAGTTCTGGGTGGTCTAAAATCTCATCAAGTCGGAAAACATAACCTTCTGGTAGTTTTACATTGGTTACAATTCCTTTGTTTGTAGGAACATCTGTAGTAATCAGTACTTTAGGCTTAATCTTTGCTTTCCTGTCTGAAAGATACATGCGCGGGATTTGGTCAATTGGGCCGCGATAAATTCCAGTTTCACGGTAGATTTCTTTTGGCGCGGCCGCAAGTTTTTCCAGCTCTGTAAACTTATCCCAGTCAGCTTTCTTAGCACTAGAGAATGCAGCAATAAGCATAGCTTGCGAAACTTTAATTGCACCACCTACAGAGACAGTTGTTCCTGCAGTCTCAGCAAGATTTTTGTCTTCAACACCTAAGCCAAGGAATCTACGAATTTGTTTAGACCCACCAGTAGGTTCATCAGTGTAGATTCCAAAAGCTTTTGTGATAGGAGAGATTGCTAGATTTGTCAAATCAACGGGCGCACCAAGAGTATCCGCAGTATTGCCTTTAACAATTCCGCGAGCATAATCTTTTGCTGCCTGTAGCATCTCATCAAGCTTACTCATGCCGGATTTCCTTGAAACTTAGAAGGCCGAACATTCCTCAGCGCCTCGAACTGGAATAGAATCATATTCCTGCTGCTCAATCACAATGTTAGATACAATGAAATGTCCGTAGAGCTCGATAACTTTTGGCGCGTAAGTTAGACAATCCAAAACGCCATCCACATTATCTGTACGAAGAGGATTAAAAGCTACAATCTGAGAATGGATGGGACCAGAACACTCCGGAATGTATTGAATTTCTGGATCTTCACCATTTTGTTTTGGCAGAAGCTGCTTGAACATTTCCATAATCCGCACAACTTTTTGCTTCTGTCCAGAATAAATTTCCGCCGGCTCAATTCCTGTAATCCCTTTTTGTAGGCAAATATAATTGAACCAATAAAGAAGAGAATACTGATATGCAGTTGATTCAATAGCAATCAATCGGCAGTTTCGTGACAGTGCCAGTTTAAGGGCTTCTGAGATTGTATCACCTGGGGATAGTCTACCTTCAATGATTTTCTTACAAACCGGCCTCGCATTGTGAATCTCAAAATACATAATTGTTACAGCATCGGAATTTCTTTTGTCATTAGAAGGATCAATGATAATAAAATTTCCGGCTGACATTCCTTCTCTAGCTTCCTCATATTTAGGAATTTTAGAGATATCAATCAGGTTGTTTACTGTGGCATTTTCATCATTTAGAACTTCGGCGAAAAAGATTTCGGGGCGGCCAGTTGCCAAATCATTCGCGTATTCTTGGATAAGCTGCTTAATTGGTTGCAAGTCTTCCCAGAGAGAAGTACCGTCGTCTAGAATGCCACCACAAATGAATTTATCCCAGGTAGGATTAGCTTTGAGTTTGCGAAGAAGGGAATGTTTGGTAGGATACATATTTGCAATAAATACAAAGAGGCAACCATGCGGGCTCTTTGCTTTCATTGCTGTACCAACCATCCAAGTCTCGAGATTTTTTGAAACTATTTCAGAATCTGCATCTTCTCTAGTTTGAATGTCATCAAAGATCATCAAGTCCGGGCGCTCATTCTCTAGAGTAATTCCTCGAATGTCACTTTGCGCACCAGCTCCCATTAAGATAATATTCCGACCTCGAAAACCAAACCGTTTCATATCCTGACGATCTGTGGCGGCGCCGAGTCTCCAATCTCCGAAGACCTTTTTAATATTGAACTCTTCTAACATTGACACCACGTCAGTTATGATGTTGTTAGCCTTGGTTTGGGTGCCGCAGATTATGAGGATGAATTTCTTTTTAGTGAATAGGATGGAATAGAGGATGAAAATTTTAATGAGCATAGTTTTTCCGAACCCGCGCGGCAAACCAATAGCGAGTTGGGAAAAATCACGTGTGCGATGAACAGATGCAACAAGCCAATTCCAAATGCCTAGAAAGATTTCAGGGAAGAAATATTTGAAAACCAACGGCATTGCCATACCAGCAAGGAAATTTAAAGATGTCCGGGCAGCTTCCTCTACTTCTGAAGTATTGTATGTTGCTTCAGTAACAGTAGAATCTTCACCAGAAGCTGCTCTGGGATCGTAAACTTCCTGCCGCAATGGCGCATCTAACCTTTCAGAAAGATTGGTTTTGTCAATGCGACTCATGATTTCTTTGGGGTAGATGCGGAAAGTTGCAAGTAAACTGCCATGAGGTGTTGAGCGGCGCGCGCTTTCACGGTAGTTTCAAGCTCTTTAGATTTTTCGGCTTGTTTGGCAGCAGCCTGTAAATATTTAGCCGGGGGCGGGCAAGACATGTTGATTCTCCTTACTAGGAACTAAAGTTTCAAGTAGCTTATTCATGTTAGATGATTGCACAGTAACAAGATTTTTGTCTCCAACTTGCACTACTTGTCTATTTACATTCATTACAGGTTGAATGGTGTGATGATTATGGATGATGGTAGGCATAATAAGTGTCGTCACAGTTTGTTGGTTTACAATAGATTCAGGAGTAGATGCGCCACGACGCTTCAAACCATTAATAGTAGCGATTGCTTTCAAAACCAAGGCCGGCTGAACCATGTATGGAAGCATATTTTCCATCTTATCAATTAACTTGTCTTCCAAAGAATCATATCTATGGTCCCGCTCAGTGTGGGCGGCCAGATTTTTGAATCTGAGCTCAGCTACTTTAGCAGAAAATACCGGATCTGATACGAGCTGGGAGATTTCACTCTCCGTAACTCCAATAGCTAACGCAGTTTGCGCCGGCCCGACCCCAGTTCCGAGAAGTTTTAATGCGCGTTCCTGAGTTAGAGATAGTTTTGTTTCTAAGTTTTGCATGGTAGTTACCTAGAAAGATATTTATTTGCTAAAATCTGTTTATTTTTCCGGAAAATTTTTATCTTTTCTCGCCATGAGTGAATTATCCCACAGGAAAAGGTGTTTTTCAACGGGGATTGTAGGCGAAAATGATAAGTTTTATAGTTGTTACTAGGAAAGAATGTACTAGAGTGGGAAAACTTTAGAAAAATGGATAGATGTCCATAGGATACGCAGCCCTCAAAACTTTCAAAAAGGCCCCCACCCCCACATTGATTGATAATGATTCTCATCCTCACTACCATTTACACTATCATTACTATTCTCATGCATGCACGGTAGGTATGTGGTGAGAATGATACATGTGTGAGTTGTGTATAACATGTGCATAAGTATCCATTTGTTTTTCACATGATGAGATGACATTTTTTGATGTGAGAGTGACAGATTTTTGCAGTGTCCGTCCTA